CACGTGCTAAACAAGTGAAGTCTTTGTTCCGCATGGTAACACCACACTTATCACTCAAAGATATTCCAATGATTGTTGTGAATCACACATACAAAGAAATTGGTTTATATCCTAAAGATATTGTTGGTGGCGGCACAGGTTCTTATTACTCCGCTGATAACATCTTTATCATCGGTCGTCAGCAAGAAAAAGAAGGTACCGAAGTTATTGGTTACAATTTTATTATCAATGTAGAAAAATCACGTTATGTTAAAGAAAAATCTAAAATTCCTGTGTCTGTGTCTTTTGATGGCGGTATTAGCAAATGGTCTGGCTTACTTGATATTGCACTTGAATCCGGACATGTTATCAAGCCTAGCAATGGTTGGTATTCAAAGGTAGATAAAACTACTGGTGAAGTTGAAGAAAAGAAATATCGTATCAAAGATACCGATTCAAAAGAGTTTTGGATTCCAATTCTAAAAGAAAAATCATTCCAAGACTATATTCAGGACAAGTATCGGATTGCCACTGGTAATATTATGCAAGGAGATATCGATGTCGAAACAGTTTAAAGAAGGTGTAGATTTTAATTATATTATTCCTGAATCTGAAGGAACTACTGTTGGTATTAAATTGCTGACAGGTCAATACTCTGATACCGTGTATCAGTATGGTAAAGTGAAGATTGAAGAAGAAAAAGATGGTGCCATCTATCTCAGATTCGTATATAATGTGATGGAAACTCCTTTAAATAAAGAAGAACTGGAAAAGAGTTCAGAGTTTAAAAACCATATTGGTGATATTTTGGTAAGCATAATGTCGCAAAACATTGACAAGGGAATTATTGATGAAGTTGGAACAGACTATTCTGAGGAATTTGATACAGAATGATGATTATATGAGGAAGGTTTTACCCTTCCTCAAAGATGAGTATTTTTCAGATAGAAGTGAAAAGGTAATTTATGATGAAATCCTATCGTTTACAAATGCTTATAATAGTACACCATCAGTTGAAGCGATTACATTGGCCATCAAAGAAAGGCGTAATCTTTCAAATGAGGAAGTGGAAAAATGCGAATCTTATTTACAGGAAATTGAACGCACTTCAAAAGAAGAACAAAAAACTGATAACAGTTGGCTCATCGACAAAACTGAAAAGTTTTGCCAGGAAAAAGCCATTTATAATGCAGTCTTAAATTCAATTTCAATCCTTGACGGAAAAGATAAAGCAAATGATAAAGGTGCAATTCCTAAAATTCTATCTGATGCATTGGCTATTAGTTTCGATAATTCTGTAGGACATGATTATTTGGAGGACTCTGATGGACGATTTGAATTCTACCATCGAAAAGAAGAACGCATTCCATTCGACCTCGACTACTTCAATAAAATCACGAAGGGCGGTCTACCTAAGAAAACCCTTAATATCGCCTTGGCTGGCACTGGTGTTGGTAAGTCTCTTTTTATGTGTCATGTCGCCGCTGGTGTTATGTCACAAGGTAAAAATGTACTTTACATCACTATGGAAATGGCTGAGGAGAAAATTGCAGAACGTATAGATGCAAATCTATTGAATGTGACTATTGATGATCTGATACAATTACCTAAAGACATGTACGACAGAAAAGTTAATCGTGTCAAAGATATGACAACAGGTAAACTAATCATCAAAGAGTATCCAACCGCTTCAGCCTCAGCAACACATTTTAGAACACTATTAAATGAACTTAACCTTAAAAAGTCTTTTGTACCTGATATTATTTTCATTGATTATCTTAATATCTGTTGTTCTTCTCGGATTAAAGCAGGTGCAAACATTAACTCCTACACCTATGTTAAATCTATCGCAGAAGAATTGCGAGGACTTGCCGTTGAATTCGGAGTCCCAATTGTTTCTGCTACACAGACAACACGGTCCGGTTTTACTTCATCCGACCCCGGACTCGAAGATACAAGTGAAAGTTTCGGTTTGCCAGCAACCGCAGATTTGATGTTTGCTTTGATTTCTTCCGAAGAACTCGAAGCACTCGGCCAGATTATGGTGAAGCAGTTGAAGAATCGTTATTCTGATCCAACAACACATAAGAGATTCGTTCTTGGTGTTGACAGGTCTAAAATGAAACTGTATGATGTTGAACAAGATGCACAAGCTGGTTTGGCAGATGCAGGCAAGCAGGATAAACCTGTAAACACATTCGGTAATCGTGAAAAACCACAGAATAAATTTGGTGGTTTCAAAGTTTGATAACCTAAATATTTACATTTAGGAATGAAAATGGCCACCTCTGACAATAAAGGTTTTCTTTACGAAAGCACAATAAACAAAAATCTCAAGAAATATAAACTTCAAAAAAATAATTTTGTCCCCGCAGGTGCGGATGCAAACGCTCCAGATGCAATGTTAACCTATCAGGGAAAGGATAACAAAGTTGAAGTTAAACTGGATTTAAAGGTGGACTTTGGCCAAGGTTCTTTAGATTATAATGTTGAAAAAGAAGAATGGATATTAGGTGGTGCAAAAACATCATCAGCAAATCAAATGAGAGAATTTTTAACTGCAATCGGTGTAGTTGATATTGTAAACAAAGAATGGGGACCAAAAGGACCACCGAGAAAATATACTGTACCAACCAACCAATATAAAAAAGAAGATGTGGATCACGATTACAAAAATTTTAAAGATGTTTTTGTAAATATACCTAGAACAGCCGTTGCAAATTATTATAATTCTAAGAAAACTTACTACATTCAAATCGGTGGGTTCGGTCTTTATCACATGGGTAAAGATATTGCGAAGTTAGGTACCGATGAATTTAAATTACAGTTGAAATTAAGAATTCGTATTAAAAGAGGTGGAAGTATTCCAATTTACAACTATAGATTTACTACGGCCATTCAAGCCGTCAACGGTTCATTAAAAAAAACTATATTAGATTTGGATGATATTACTTTTCTTTCAGCACTATCGGCTAGGAGTAAAAAATAATGGCACTAGACAAAAACACACAACAAATTTTAAGTGAGTATGATGATGACTTTGATTTCGGATTCACCGCAACGGATGAAGAAGAATACAATTCAATCATTTCACAAAAAGATGAAACAGTAGAAGCATACAAGGCTAGATTAGCTGAAGTTGAAAAACTTATTCTGCCGTTCTTAATGAAGTTATTAAAGACTGCTGACCAACCAATCATCAAATGGCCAAATCGTAAACCTGTAATTGAAGCACAAATTGAAAAAATATTGAAAGTAACAAGGGACTAAATTATGAAACCACTGGTGACGGTGATTACCCCAACAACAGGTAGTCATCAATTATATAATGTTTTGGCATCTGTAAACAATCAGACTTATTCGAATATAGAACATATTGTGGTAGCCGATGGCCCACAATACTCTAACGTCACACAACGTATGTTAGAAGGCTCACAGGCCTTACTAATACAACTACCTTACAATACCGGACATAGCCAATATAATGGGCACCGAATCTATGGTGCAATGTCATATATTGCTAACGGTGATTATCTTTGCTTTCTTGACCAAGATAATTGGTATGATGATAACCACATCGAATCTTTGGTTGACGTAATTCAACAAGGCAACGATTGGTCATATTCACTCCGTAAAATTGTCTCCCAAGAGGGTAAATACATATGTAATGACGATTGTGAATCTCTTGGTAAATGGGACTCTGTTATTAATGATAAATTTATTGATGTGAATTGCTTTATGGTTCCAAAGATGGCCGCAATTCATTTCTCTCCTTACTGGTACAGGCGTGCCAGACATCCACAGGAGCAACCAGAAGTTGATAGAATTTTATCTCCATTTATGATGCAAAATCTACCAAAATTTGACACAACTGGTCAATATAGTGTAAACTACCGTGTAGCTAGTCGTGCAGATTCTGTGCAAGATAGCTTTTTTATTGGAGGTAATGAAGTGATGAAACAAAGAATGAATGGAGAGTACCCATGGCGCAAAAAGACCTAATCATTGGTGCATTCAACAACTACACAGATTATGATGTACTCAAGCCTTGGGTACAGTCTATTAAAGACACAGGTTTCGAGGGTGACACAGTTCTTATTGCTATCGGAACTACACCGGAACTGATTAAAAGATTGGTTGAAGAAGGTGTGATTGTCATCACCGCAGAACGTAATGATAAGATGATGATACATATGCAACGTTTCATTCATATCTATAACTTCTTAAAAGAACATGAAGGTGAATATCGTTATGTTATTTCAACTGATGTGCGTGATGTAATCTTTCAATTTGATCCGACAAATTTCTTACACAACAATATCAATTCGAGTTATACAAAAGGTATTATTGCATCATCTGAATCTATTAAAATTAAAGATGAGG